CGTGACTAGGCCGCCGACGGGCCGTCCGCGCGGTCGACCGCGAGGTTCGACGTCCGGACCGCAGAGGGTGCGGCGCGAGCTCTTAGAGGCGGTCAGCGAGGAAACCGAGCTCGTGATCCCGCACGGGCTGACGATCGAGATGCTTCAGGCCGAATTATCGCGCCGGGAGAACCTTGAACGGCGAAGACAGCTCAATCAGGACGCGGATGTGGTCCGCGACCGGTGCGCGAGCCTTCACGGCTTCATTCGCGAGGCCTGGGCGGTGCTGCACCCGCCGTCGACTCCCTACCTCGAAGGGCCGCACGTCGAATTCCTCTGCCGGCATCTGGAGGCGATCACTTACGGTAAGTTCCTCGAAAAGCAGTTGGACAACCGTTTGCTGATCAATATCCCGCCGGGTTGCATGAAATCGCTTCTGGTTACGGTATTTTGGCCGTGCTGGGAGTGGGGCCCGGCAAAAAGCCCGTGGCTCGAATACATCACCACATCATTCCGCGATGATTTCTGTAAGCGCGACTGCCGCCGAATGCGGATGCTGATCGAGAGTCAGTGGTATCAAGAACTCTGGCCGATCAAACTGACGCGCGCGAACGACACTTATTTGGAGAATGAAAACCTCGGCTGGCGTCGTAGCGTTCCTTTCGGGTCTTTGACCGGCGGCCGGGCGCATAGGTTATTGATTGATGACCCACATTCAGTTGACTCTGCCGAAAGCGATCTTGATCGTGAGCGGGCTCGCATGCGCTTTCATGAGTCCGTCCCAACGCGTGTCTCGGATGTTACAAAGTCCGCAATCGTCCTCATCATGCAGAGGCTACACTCCAACGATCTGTCATATCACGCGAGCAAACTCGGATACATTCACATTCGACTGCCGATGGAATTCGAGGCGGACGCCCGCTGTGTGACTCCGATCGGGCAGGACTGGCGTACGGTAGACGGCGAGCTGTTATTCCCGAAGCGGTTCACGCGCGAAGTGCTGGAGCGCGACAAGGCGGCGATGACGCAATATGCCATTGCCGGGCAGCTGCAGCAACGGCCGAGCCCGCGCGAGGGCGGACTGTTCAAGCGATTTTGGTTCGACTACCGTATCTTGACCTCTGTACCGCCGGCGGCGGAAATGATGAAAATTGCCGATGCTTCGAGCGCGGTATGGATCCGCCATTGGGACCTCGCCGGCACCGGCGAGAACAAACGCGGGGCCCGCACCTGCGGCGTGAAGATGGGCAAAACGCGCAATGGGCAGTACATCATTGCGAGCGTGATCACGACTCGTCTCGAAGGTTACAAGGTTCGCGAGCTGATACAGAAGACGGCGGAGGCCGACGGGCGCGATACAGAAGTTTCTTTGCCTCAAGACCCAGGACAAGCTGGTAAAGAACAGGCAAAGGACTATGTTAGCATCACGCTGGATGGCTTCGTCGCGCACTCGCGTCGCGAGGATGGCGACAAGTATCAACGCGCGGAGCCGTTCAGCGCCCAGTGCGAAGTAGGGAACGTCTATCTCCTGCAAGCAGACTGGAACGAAGGCTACCTCGACGAACTCTGCCAGTTTCCTAACGGTTTCCTCAAAGATCAGGTTGACGCTTCAAGCGGTGCGTACGCTAGGCTGCCGAAGGGTAAGCCTATGAATTTCGCTCGCCCGCATGTACAGACGATGGTGCGCGGCGTTCCGGCGCTGAGCACAACGACGTACATGCACTGGGAGGGCAATCTTGGTATCGCACCGAGCGCCCCGCCCGGATCCGACGGCGATCCGCGCGGAGGGCATCAGCGCTGGACGTGAACAGGCCTTGCGTGAGGCGTTCGCGGCCTGCGCAGAGATTTACGAGGAATACCGCAACCGACCAAATACTCACGATCGCGTCGCGGCGGCCGCGGTATTCGCCTGCATGTTCCGCATTGACAATCTGATGAAACAGCCGGTATAGCTTACGAGTCGGCCGGGTTGAGATCCGACCCAGACGGCTCCTGATACTGACTCTTGACCTCAGCGGCGGCGTCTATCCCGGGCGTCGCCGCATTTATTTGGGAGCCGCGCATGGCGATCGGCGGCGGCGCGAGCCCTAATCAACGGGATCCCAACGACCCTAATACCGGCCGGCTCCCCGACGAGACTCTTCGGCGCAAAAACCCGTACATGGATGGTTCGGGCGGCTACGTTCCGCCGATCCTGACTTACGGGATGCAGTTTTCCGATTACGGCAGTTACGGTCTACGGCAATTTTCCGGCTGGGTTAGAGAGGAGTTCCTTTTACAGCTGGTCGGACGCGAGGCCGCGCGCGTCTACCGCGAAATGCTGGACAACTCAAGCGTCATCGGTTCGATGATGTTTGCGATCATCCAGGCCATGCGCGGCGTTAAATGGCGCGTGCTGCCACCGGGCGACAGCGAGTCCTCGACCAGCGAGACGAAATTCGTCGAGTCGATGATGGACGACATGTCCCACACCTGGGAAGAGTTCATTGTCGAGGCGCTTTCGATGCTCGGATATGGATATTCGATATTCGAGATCGTCTACAAGAAGCGCATGGGTCCGCAAGATGAAATGCTTTACACGACGCCGGCGGAGGCGATGCGTACCGAGCCGATACGTTCGCTCGGGCTTCTCGATCAGCCGCCGACCAGCAATAGCAGCGACGGCCGCATAGGCTGGCGTCGATTGCCAATCCGCGGTCAGGATACGATCCTGAAATGGTTTTTCGATATAAACGGTCAAATACGCGGCGTCACGCAACAGCCGTGGGTCGGTAGCTTAATTGATATCCCGATTGAAAAATGTTTGTTGTTCCGGCCATTTGTCAGAAAGAATAACCCCGAGGGCCGCAGCGTTATTCGCAACGCGTATCGAAGCTATTGGTTCGTAAAGCGCCTGGAAGAACTTGAAGCCATCATGTTTGAACGCATGTCCGGCTTCCCGGTCCTCTATGTGCCCAACGAACTGCTAGAACAGGCGCAGAGCGGGGGTAACGCTGCGGCCAGTGCGGCGCTACAGGCCTACAAGGCCATGGTTACGAATGTGCGCATCAATGAACAAATGGGCGCGCTGCTACCATCGGATCCGTATCGCGATCAAGATGGCAAGCCGACTTCGATCCGCATGTTCGATTTTCAACTACTTACGCCGGCGCACGGTACTCGATCGATCACGATGAATGCGACGATCGAGCGCCACAAACTTGACATGTTAATGACCACACTTTGCGACTTCATTCAATTAGGTCATGAAGTTCGTGGCACCAACAATTTGGCAGTGACCCGCGTCGATATGTTTTACGCTGCGATCGAAGGCTGGTTGACTAGCATCGCGTCAGTGCTTAACCGTTACGGCCTGCCGCGTATTTGGCGCCTGAACAATCTAAACCCGGCAACCATGCCGCATTTTATACCTGACATGGCGACTCGCGTTGACTTAGATGGGCTCGGCAACTTTATAGCCAATCTGGCTAAGGCCGGCATGCCGCTATTCCCGGATGAGGAGTTACAAACCTACATTCGCGGCTCGGCGGGGCTGCCGGATGTCACAGCACCAGAAGCGACAGCGGCGGCGCAACAGCGGCTAGAGGCCGAGACCGAACCGCCGAAGGCGGGTACAGAAACGCAGAAACGAGCACTCACACCACTTGAACTCATGATCCGTGGCGCGGTCGCCAAAAAGATCATGTCAAACCGGCTAGGGCTTTGAGTATTCGTATTCGATTTGCTTTCGAGGGCGACGAGCTCGATGCACAGATCCAGCGCGGGCAATACGGCTTTTGGGCGAGCCATTGCGAAGCGGTTATGCCTGACGGCGCCGGCATACGCTACGACGACGAAGTGGAAGGCTGGTATCCGACCCGGGCCGAAGACAGCTGGTTGCGGCAGCTAACCGTCGATATTCCGGCGACGAGGGTGCAGGCGCAAAAATTCTACGTGTTTCTCGGTCACCAGATCGGCAAGCCCTACGATATGCGCGGGCTCGCCGGCGTTCAGTGTCACGTCGAGCACCACAAGCAAGATCGCTGGTCCTGCGCACATCTACTCTATGCGGCGCTTTTGGCGGCCGGGATCCTGCGCAGCGCGCCGCGCGAGCTGTTCAAGGTTACGGTGCGCGATCTCATGATCGCGATCGGCGCCCTGGTCGAGCTCCCCGAACCGGAAGAAAGGCCGCGCGCCTCCGTATCTTAGTTTTTTCAGGCCATTGCTATGAACCGCACGCTCCGCGAGCTCGCGCGCACGGACAACGTATCCGATTTGCCTCTTTTTCGGGCGCTCGGCGACATCCCGGCGACTCCGCCGCCCGATCAATTGGTGCGGATTATCAAACCGCGGGCGATGCGCACCGCGCTGCACCGAACCTACGAAGAGGCGAAATGGGCCGAGCTCTCGCCCACCTATCGCGAGGCGCATAACCGGCTGCGCAGAGCGCGTGGCCAACAACCGATCCCGCCGCCGGAAATCGACCAGTACAAGCCGCCGCCTCCGCAGATCCGCAAATTTGATCCCACGGATCGAGACGCGGTTGCGGCCGCTCGCGGGTTCATGGGTGCTCCCATCATGGGCCCGCGCGGTGGCGAAGGCGAAACCATACCGGAACGGTTCCGCGGCGTACTCGGGCTGAAATGATGCTGATGTTCAACGAAGTCATCAAACAACCGACGCTGGGCGCCGTGCACATGCAGGGGCAGCTGCGTCGTCTTCTACGCTACGACGCGAACACGTCGAAGACGCCGTTTCGGTACGAGGGCAACTTGCTCGCCGGCATGCGCCCCGACCAGATGCCGCGGTTCCTCTCCGCGCTGACCGATCAGGACAGTTTGCCGACGCGGGAAATGCGATTTGACGAACTCACGGCCCTGCAGAACCGCGTCGATACCGACAAGGTGCGAGCGATCTCCGGATCGGGCCGCTTCAAGCAGCGTCCGGTCGTAGTCCGCAACGGCAATCGCAACATTATCGCCGACGGGCATCATCGGGCGACGTCCGAGTGGACGCTCGGGCGGGACATGATCCGCGTAGCCTATAAGGATATCACCCGCTTCTCGAATGTCATGAAGGGCGTTTACACCGCCGGCGACGTCCCTGACTGGGCGAGTCCGATTAACGTAATCAAATTCGACGAAGATCACCAGCAAGTTTTCGGTTGGGCATCCGTAGTCGAAAGGGATGGCAAAGTCGTCGTTGATAAGCAGGGGGACGTAATCGAGCCGGCGACT